TTTGTTGATACCGAGACAACCTCGCTGGCCGGTGGGGCCGGAGTCACGGTGTTCATGACTGGTATAGGTTACTATCATGAAAATCGCTTCAGGGTTGAACAGTATTTCATGCGGGATTTTGCTGTATCGTTTCTTGTACGGTTTCTTGTACAACTTCTTTTTTTGGCTGTTCTTCAACAACCTGTTCTATCAGCTCTAACGTTTCTTTTTCAGTTTCTTGGGCAGGTTCTTCAATTTTTTCTTGCTCGTTTTGCTCAGAAACTTTTTCGCTAGCTTCGGGTTCGTTGCGTACAGATACCTCATCTGTGCTTTGCTCTTTATTGGCATTTTCTTCTTCTTGTTTTGGTGGGGAATCAATATTTACACGGTAAACCCCATCATCTTGAAACCCATAGTTAGAATCGACCTCTCCGCTTTCTACTGCTTTTTCAAGCACAGCGGCTTCCTGTTCTTGAGCTGATACCTGTTCTTTAGGCTCAACTACGTTTACTTCAATTTTTTCTTCCATAATATAATATAATATAATAATTTATTTTATTTAGGCTCAAACCTAGATAAATCAATACCGCCTAAAACATCATTACCTTTTGATTCAAAAGATTTTTTTGGTTTTTCTGTTTTAACTTGTTCCGCTTGAGCTTTAGCCTCTTCTATTTGCACCTGCGCTTGGCCCTGCGCCTCCGCTTGAGCAACAGACGCTGCTTGAGCAGATTGCTGGTCTGCAGTTTGTTTCTTTATTCTTCTAAACTTAAGAAGCTGATTTGCAAGCTTTATATTATTTACTTGTCGTATGTCAATAGCGTCTTCTAAAAATATACTATTCTGAGAAAGAGCCATTTGTATATTAGCCTCTAATAGTTGTTTTTCTTCTTCGTCTGGTTCAAGTTCTAAAAATATACCAAAATCATGTAAATTAAGATTCTTCAGTTCTTCTAGACTGCCAACTGTAAATTTACCTAATCCGCTAATAAAAGCTTTTTTAGCGGGATGAAACTCTAAAACATCTTTAAATCTTAATGATATAGCTTCAGCTAATGTTAATGTAGTATACATGCTGCTTTCGATCAAATGTCTTGTAGCTGTGTTACTATTTGCAGCTGCTAGCTTCTGTACTCCCACTAATGATTTAGGGTCGGGATCCGAACCATCTCTTGCTTCGTTAAGCCCCGTTATATCTCTTATCATTTGCAAATATTGGTTATATGCACCAATTAATAATTGCACTTGGTTTCCTCCACCACCTGGTAGTTCTTGAATAGGAACCTTGCCCGGGTTTGGGTCTCCATCAACGGTTAATGATCTGCCTATAATGGATCCAGTTTGGAAATACATGTTTAAAGCTTCCTGAGGATTATAACTTGTTCCATTGCCCAAATCAATTTCAGCTAAACCATCCGCGTCTATGTATACCCCCGAAGGAGTCATTCTTTGTATTGACTGCTGTAGTTTTAAATGTGTTAATTGTATTAAATCAGCATACGGTGTCATTTTTGAAACAAGCGAATCAATTTTGCCTTTATACATTCTAGGTGCTGTAACAATATAATTCATTACCACCTTATTAGTATTTGAAGCAGGGCGAACCATATTTGTAGCTTTTTCCCACTTCACTATTTTATTGCTACCCAACAGATACACCCCCTCAAAAAGAACTTCTCTAGCTTGCGCTACTTTTTTAAATCTTGTTCGTTTGTCTTTAGGCGGATTAAATGAATCATCTTTTTTAATTGCTTTATCTGCGCCAGAAGATGTTTCTTTTATTTTGTATACATTGTTTTCAAAAGTTTTCCAATTAAAATACAAGACCGTTAACGTGTTGTTATCGTCATTGTCTGTATTATTGTAATCAAAATTATTACTATAATTAGAACCTTTGCTAGTTATATCTTTTATTTCTTCGTTAGTTAGACTCGGAAATTGTTTTTTAAGTTCATTAACTTTTATTCTTTTAACTTCACCAAAATAATAGCAGTCTTCAAAATTAGGATCTTCTGTATATGACCATATTAAGTTTGCTGGGTCAACATAATCTAATTTAATACCATCTGTATTATTGAAAGAATGCTTAACAGCAGAAATTCCTAATACAGCTCTATCATAGTCTGTTCTCTTTTTTAGCTCAGCATATTTATTTCTAAGAAATATATTATTTATAGCTTGCTCTTGTGCAATTTCAATTCCTTGCTTGTAATTTAATTGCATATACAGCTCGAGCTCTTCAGTATTAGAAGGAAGTTCTGACTCAGGAATATTTCTTGCATCAACGCCTAGCTCGGCTTCTATTTCTGCAAGTATTTGCTTAGCCGCTAAATCTCTTTGCACACTTTCAACGTACTTGGTTCTTTTACCAGTAGCGATAGAATCCTGAGCAAAAGCTTTGATAGAAAATAATCTATCCTGCATTCCGTTAACAACAATGTCTATAAACTTGGGTATAATCGGAACAGGTTTCCAGTCAAGATTTAAATATGATAAATCTCCGTTAATAGCAAACTCATCTTTATATTTTCTAATTGATTGTTCACCTCTAGCATATAGCCTTAGCCTATGAAACTCATCCCGGGTTTGATAATATTTACCTTGCCCTCTGTCTTTGTTAAACCATTCTTGTTCTATAGCTTTAGCTACTTCTAACCCATACTCAGAACTTCTTTTTTTGGAGTCAGATACCGCTTGGCTAGGAAAAATAGAATAATCTTTTTGTGTTTTTGCCATATTTATTTAATTAGCATACTTCTATCGCCTTCATTCTTATACTTAGAGAATGAAAAATTAAGTTTTTTTGTTGTTCTTTCTTGTCGTGGTCTATATAAATGTTTTCTACACGCCATTATGGCTAACCCGCTACTAATAGATGCATCGTAGGCTGTACGTTTAGATATATCAAATTTAGCCCAATCTTCTAAGGTACGTTGAAAATACATGTTTCCGTGTCTGTTTTCAAAGCTACCTACGTTTTCTTCTATATATGATTCTATTGCAGCAGCGTGAGCCTGTCTTATATCTTCTGATGTATTAGGTATTCCACCTAATTCAATTTCAGTTTTAGATAAAGCGCCTCTTAGCTTATCGGGTCGGTTCATAGAAAAACCTCTATAACCTCTTCTTTTTAAATGATATAATAATCTAGGCTTATTGTTTTCAGCTAATATGGGCATTCCATAAAAAACTATAGCCATAAGCACATCTTCAAAAAATATTTCTGCTGTTTGCGGTCTAGCTACATATTCCAAAAAGAATTGACTAGATGGAAAATCCGGGTTCATAGAAAATGTTGTTAATCCATGCAACGCTCCATTTGATCCACCGCCACCTACAGTTCCTGATATATCATATGAGTCACAGCCAAAAGCTCCGAACCCATCATTACCAGCATATTTAATGCCGTTTTTTTCAATTATATTATTTCTTAATTCAATCTTAGGTAACCAACTAACTTTAAACCTTCCATTTTTTGTTGGTGTCCATACGACTTCGGTATCTTTAATTCCATTTTTCCAAGAAAAAGAACCTTGAGCAACATAGCCTTTCATCGCCATTTCTTCATTAGAATCTATCTGCTCGTATATTTTGGTTAAATTAAATAATGATTGTTTTGTTTCATCTCTAAAAGCATGCTTTTCACTTCTTGGAAACTGTCTATAGTATTCATTTAAAGCATCAGCATCGTGCTTTAGCCCTTCTACTTCATTTTCCCAGTGTTCAATAACTCCTGAACGGATGAGACCGCCATCAATTCCTTCAATCGGTTCTGATGGTGTTTCAAAAACAGGGTATCCATGCTTATCAATAAATCCTTCGTAACCCCATTCCATAGGTAAGAACAAAGAATATAATCCACTTGAAGTCTGGCCATTTTTATTTCTTTTGTCAACATCTGAATTGTAATATAGTTTTTTAAAGTTATCACCGCCTTTATCTAAAGCATTTGACGTTGATCCCATCATACATTTGCCAACAATTCTAGCACCCAGTCTTAAACAGGTTTTTGTAACCCTCCAGTTATTTAGTATGTTATCGGGTTTTTCCCATTTACCAGATTCATCGTGTACAAGTAATATAAGCTTTTCACCATCATAACTATTATCTCCGGTATTTTTCCAGTCAATAGTTGTATCTAACCCTTGCTCTAGTAGTTCGTCGTCAGACTCTTTAAAAGAGTTTCTAGTTAATCTTCTTGATGGTAACTTATAAGACAATTCCGTTTTGGGTCTTTCCATACCATCTTGTATAGGTTTGAAAAAAAACGGATAGTTTACCGATATAGGTACTACCTTATCTGTAAACATTTTTTTTGCATCAGCACCGGTTTTTGATAATATACCGAATCTTGAATCTCGCGATGTTGTAGCCACGTTAACAGTTTCTGATGATGCCATGAAGCTAAACCCAGACCGTCTGTTTTTGAGGTAGCACATTCCGTAACACCTGTAATCTGCTTTGCAAGCTTCCCAGAAATAATAGAATATTCTGTTTGCTTGTCTAAACTCGGGTGCACCCACGTCAATCTTTGTCCAGTTGAGGTACATATAGTGTGACCCCGTAATGTAACACGGTTGACCGTTGCACATGAACCAGTAACCATCGTTACGACGATTAAACTCAACATCAATATATTCGTAATATTGTTCTTTAGTTTTTTCTGGATGATTTTTAAATTCATGTATTGATTTAATTTTCTTTAAAGATTCAGGTCTTTCCCTTCTAGTAAATACTTGATCTTCTTTTTTAAGATCCTTGCCATCTACTTCTTTAGGGGTTT